CAATGCTAGCTGGTCTTTTGAGCGCGACAATGTGTTGTAAACGTCCCTCAAATACTCATATTCAACATTACCAGAAGCTAACTTGGTCGCAATAGACTGCGCATTAGCACGTAGCTGTACGGCATTATTTTTGATTTGCCGGTAAGCTTCTGCGGCGCTGTTGTTTGTTGCTAATAAAGCCATAAATACCCTTTGAAGTCCCGCACTTGCGGAAGTGTGGCGTGAACCAAATTTGCTATCTAACTAGATTCACGGCTTAAGTGTTGCCTTCAGTAATCACCAGGCTGGTCACGTCAACGTTATCCGTGATTGCAATAACCGCACTAGGTGATAAGTTCAAATCTGCGCCTGACGCGGCCACAGTACCTTGAAGCACTACATTGGCATTCGAATCAAGGATACGGAAAAATGTTGCGGTTCCGCTTGCATCTGCGCTAGAATCAGCTGTAATGCTCGAAGCTGTCCAGTCGTCGCCACTGGCGGCGGCTGCGCTTGGGTCGCTCATGGTTAGCTGCGCTAGCAACGTATTGCCGGATAGCGCGGTATCCGCATCGGCTGGCACTGTGCCGTCATAAATCCGTAGCGTGCCAGCGCCTGCGCCTGCATCAATCAGCGCAGTGATTTCGTCTAGCATATTGTGGCTAAGTGTCTGAACGTATTTAATAGCCATCAGTCTTTCTCCGGTTCCGGCTGGTAATCATCGCGCATCTTGTTCTGCATCCACTGCTGCGCTTTGGCTTTTGCAGCTTCCTTGTCTTCATCCTTTAGTACTTCGCGAGCATCCTTGTAACCTTTACGGCCATTGATGTTTACTTCACACGTCCACAAGCCATCAAACTTAGTGCGGATCTCGGGAATCCCCATATAGTTCTCCGCATAGAACTCGTGCGTAGTCTTGAACTCGTTCAGTGGTACGTTATTCTCGCCGAATAACTTGCTTAATATTCCCATTTATAAATACTCTCTTTCCAAGTAGCGTTGAGACAAAGGCATAATGTCATATTCGCCTTTGCGTACATCGTTCAATACATTAATGCCTGACCATTCGCGGTTCTTCTGTGGCCCACGGTAGTCTTCATCGTGGGTATAGAATCTTCCACTTACCAGGCCATGAATAAAGCGCCCGCTAACAGTCATTAGCTGGTCGAATCTATGTTCCTGCTGGTGGCCCATTACGAATGAACCCATCAGCTTGCGTAGTCTGTTCTGGATGGTTCCGCCGATAGGACGGTCGGTGTGCGCGTTTGGGTCTGAGAAGTAATGGCAGTAGTTGACGCCATCCAGCTCTTTAATGCGCAGGAACATATGGTGTTTACATCGTTCCAGGTTCAGGCGGTTATAGCTGAATACTTGCTGGCCATAACGTCGAGAGAGCGCATCGGCGCGCGCTCTGCTCATTCGATACTCGTGATTGCCCTCAGTGAAATGCCAGTCAAGGTTCTTGTTAAGCCTGCCTACTGCCTTGAACAGCATGGTCATTGCTTCGTTGCCTGCCTCTATATCTGCATCTAGGTCGTAGTCTTCCCAGCCGTATGATCCAGGCTTATCGTAGCTGTTCAGGCTCGGCATATCCCACCAGTCGCCGATAATGATTATCCTATCGCCTGCCTTGCAATGTTCCTTAATCCAATTACCAGCTGCCTTGATGTGCTTTACCGGAACACCAGGCTTGACCTGGGTATCCGGTATCATTACGTGGCGCCGCACTATATCTGATTACCTGCGCAGATACCCCACGCGCCAGCGTAGGATGATGACACCGCATTAGATTCAAGTAGTGGGATTATGTCAGATGTGATATACTCAACGTCGCTTGGCCTGCTGTTACTCTGGGGCATCTGTAGCCACAGTATTGTCTTCGCTAGGCCATGCTCCGCTACCACCATGTATAACTGCGCCCATCGGCCACATGACATTATCAGCGTTGGCTTGTCTTCGCGTTCCAGTTGCCGCACGAATGGCTGTGCTGCGCCATCGAGCGCGGGCAGTGTTAGCAGAAAAAGCGCGGCTGTTAATACGCACGTCTTAATCCGAACATAATCGCTCAATGATTTCATTATTGTAATCAATCGCCTTTAAGTCGTTGTCAGTTAACCCACCAAGGTCGCCATCAAGATAGACGCGCTCAATGGCCCCGCATGGTATAGAGCCATCAGGCTCAACACTGATTGGCTTCACACGGTCGTATATTGACGCCGCGTTATTTGCCGCTATCAGTGCTAGTGGTATCTCTGCGCATCCTGCGCTCAAGCTCAAACCTGGCACGATTACTAACAGCACCTTTCGCTGCTTCACTAAGCTGTGCCACCAGCTCATCTCGCTGCGCCTGCGTCATTTGCGGCTTGGCCATCTTGCAACCAAGCGCGAACGCCCCCATCAGTAATAGGAAGATGCCGAAGGATACAAACCACAGCATTTAGCTTTCCGCGTTAGCCGGAGCAAGGAACACACCTGCGACCGTAAGCACGGTAGTAACCAGTAGCGTCACAGTCTCAGGGTTAAGCGAATCAGCAACAGCCGGAGCCACCACGTTGAACGCCACCAGTACGCCGATAACAGCGCTTACAAGCGCCGCAATTGCTTTCGAGTATTTAGCCATATCTATATCCCCACCATAATCAAATGAAACAATAGCCCAATAACGGGCAGTTCAATCAGCTCGCCAACGCTCCATGGCGTACGCGCTTCGAGCAACGGCATGCGCTTGAATGTGTTAGCCAGTAGCATGGCGAATACCGTACCCACCATGCACGCACCTACAAATACCAAGTAAGCGCGCCAATCAATCATTGCTAGCGGCGCATATGCAATGCTGTGCTTGAATCCCCAGCCTGTCGCCTCTCGTGCTAGTGTTAGCTCTGAGAAGCCTACGATCTTATTCTCGCTGCGCTTCTCGTAATGCCAGATATCCGCGCTGGCCAGCACCCACTTGCCACGCCATCCGTTATCAAATCGCCAGCCTAGGAGCGCCACACTGGCCGCTACAGCTGCGATGATAGGATGTAGGCCCACCACTTGCGCGGCCATGACAGCTCCAGCTACAGCCTTAGCTGCGTCCCTGGCCCACTTCGGGCGCTTGCCTTCCGGATAGCCGCCACGTACTCGATCAGCTACGCCTGCCAGTGGTAGTGCAATCGCTTCAATCACTTGGCCTCATCTCTCTGGATCCTGGTATCCCTCATCTCGAACTGCCTCTCGCTGAGTGTATCCGATAGGTCGCGCCGCGCCTTCTCGTGCATCTTGAGGAGGTTAGCCACGGTTTCCAGTGGCGCGTCATCCTTCGTTAATTTCCTGAATATGCTCATTTGTTCCGCCTTACTTCTTCTCGCAGTTCTTTGAATGCGCTGGTAAGTTCGTGCATTGCTGTGGTTGATTCCTTTACGATAGCGATAAGCTGCTGATTCAACGCTGTGAACGCACGCCATACTAGCATCAAGAACACGAATGACACTAGGACAGCCGGTCCATCCAGGCGTTCTATAACCATCTCAGTCATAGCCAAATCGGACGTTCTGGTTCATCGTCGCGCCACTCATGCTCAGGCGCCTCGATATGATTAGCGTCTTCAAACCTTCCGCCCCATCGGCCATTGATATCCTTGGCCAAGTATTCCCACACCTCACCTATTTCCTGCCATGCTGGATTGCCGCCATCGGATATATATTCGCCATCGATGAATAGATTTAGGTCGATAGCCAGGCGTTTCTTATGGTTGCTTGTCCTGCTGCCATACGGCCCAGCTTCACCACTCACACCGAATGCGCGCGGGTCACGGTAGCCATCGCCCAGGCTTAACTCATATCCACGGCCATAGCACCAGATGATAAGCTGTGCCACCTTGAAGATGAACTGGCGCTGGCGTTCGCCTAGCGTCACTTACTGCTTGACCTTCTTTGGTTTAGCGGGTCGGCTAGCGGATACATTGGCTATCTGTGCATCTAAGTTACGCTTACGTCCTAGCAGTGCGCGCTGTGCTTTACCAGCCAGACCACTGCCAAGGTTAGTATATTTCTTAGATTTGTCAGGCATATCAGTAGTAGTAGATGTTGTCGTAGGAAGGGAATAGTAGCGACTCATCTTCGAAGTCGCCACTGGCTAATGCCTCGGCTTGTGCTGCCTTGCGCCAGTCTCGGCGGGCTAACAGGTGAGCTTTTAGATCATCGTCGTGGTCGTCCTGGTAAGCCTGGTTCATCGCGCATTCCTGCTTGATTCGCTCGATTTCCCCAGGCGTCAGGCGTTTTTCGTCGTTCATACTTCTATGGTATCCGAATTTCTCCTGCTTGTCCAATGGGTTAGGCTTGTCAAGTCTTGTCGTTCAATGCTTTCTCTAGCTCGGCGATTCGCTTATGTTTTCCTTTTAACACATTACTTTCCTTTTTAACGCATTATGTTTCCCTTTTAACACATCGCGCATTGTGTTTGCTACAGCTATACGCCACGCCGCCATCAGAGCGAGTACACACATCAGTAGCAAGTTCATTGCAGTCTCCGGTGTGACACGCTGCTAATAGCGTATTCACACCTCGGCAGTTCATACAGCCAGTCAGTTCAGCACCTTCTGGCGCAAATGGATTAGGACAAGTGTAAAATTGTGTATCAACATAGCCGCAGTTCTCGCAGTACCACCTGTCATCGACTCCCTTTGTAGTTATCGTCTCTGTTTTGATGGGCCATTTGCTACTAGCTTGCTTTATGCTTTGCCTGCGCAAGATCCGACTATTACTGCCCTTAGTCATTGTTTAGTGCTCATTTCAGACTCTAGCTGCATCAAGATGTACTTGTCGCGAGCCTCGGCGAACACACCAGATTTGAAACTATATAAGTACATTTCGATATGCCCCACTACATCCATCGGCGTAGCGCCCAGCTCCATGGCTTCAGCGACCGCTTCAGCAATCTTCACACTCATCTCGCCACATACCCCACTCTCTCGTGCTTCTTTCTCCAAATCAATCATTACGGTGCCCTCTATTCAATAGCCATTCCTCTATAGCTATGGTGGATGTGTCTTCCTGTATCGCACACTCGTATGCAATTGCTACATAGGCAGCTGCATCCACGTAGTTATCACGATGCAGTACTGGCCCCGCTGCGATGCGCGCAAGCTTTACACATGCCATCATCAGTGCGCCTGCCTCACCTTCCCCCATCTCCCTGTCGGATTCGCTGCTGGCAGTCATTAGCTCACCAAACAATCGATACGACAGCTCCAGGTTCGCGCTCGGATCCCCATACGTCTCATCTCGGTCGTCGCTAGTGAGTTCCGCTGCTTCAATCAGTACATCCTCTCGCAAGCTCGGTATAGTGAATATCTCGTTGCCATCTGAATCTACTTCTCTGCTCATAGTATTCGTCTCCATTGTTCAGGCTTATCGCCTGTGTTAAGTGTATCTTGCCCGTACCGCATAATAAGCAGAGCATCCGCGCGCCCGATATCCTTCTTACGTTTCAGCTTAGACTCCAATTGCGGATATAGTTCAATCGCTAACAGTCTAGCATCATCCTTATTCTTGTTCAACAATCCGAAGTGCTTTTTCCACTTCTGCGGCCTGACGTATTCGATCTCATGTTGTGCAAAGACACCCTCAATCACACCAAGCGAACGGCCAAACGAGAATACACTAGTCACACCTTGCCCTGGCATAGCGTGAACGTCCTCGATAAATACCGCCGATTTATAACCTGCAACAAAAAGGTCTTCGATGTCACGCATATCAGCATAATTCACCATATTGCCTTTGCCTGACGGGCGCGGCATTACGGGCATGTCAACCACTTCTACCCTACCACTATCTACCCATAGGATAGACACCGCTCCAGTCAGTCCTGGATCTACTCCAACTACTTGATTCATAACAATATTCTCCAATTAAAAAGTTTCTATCCTAACCTCTGTCCCTTATATATACATATACCTATGGTTAAGCAGTATTATATATTGGCTTTAAAGAAGCCAAATATATATACTTACATGCTCGGCACATCGGGTAATTTAACCTAAGTTAGTTCAGCAAAAGCTTCGCCATTCGAATCCGGAACCACCACCCACAGCTGCGCCTTCTCACCTAGCATCATTACATCATCTCGCGCTTTGTACGGGTTCTTCAGCTCAGGCGATTGTACCTTGACTAGTTCTAGCATACGCTGCTTCAGTGCATCCATCGGCATACGCTTGCCCTCACTAGCCGCAATCCATCCGGCAGCAGCCTGCGCGCGTTCTCTCTTTTGCGCCATACCGCCAGCGCCTTTGCCGTTTAGGCGATTATCCTCGGCCTTAGTCATTACGCAAGTATCCAGTGATTCATGCGTTAAGAACTCACGCACATCTGCTGCGAAGTCTGATAGTTCCAAGCTGTACTCATCTAGCTTGAACCTTCCGATACTTTTTGTTGGCCCATTCTTCTGCTTAGTTACTCGCATTGTGCCTACCCCTTCCTTCATGCCCATCTTTATCACGGTATCACACGCGGCATACAGGCTAGAGTGTCCACGAGCGCCTAGGTCGGCGTTCTTGCCCGTATGATGCACCAGCACTATCAAGCAGTTGAACTCACGCGCTAGCGCCTGTACGTGCGAAATAGCCTTACCCATATCAGATCCGTCATTCTCATTCGCGCCGCCCATCGCTTGCGCTAGCGTGTCCACGTACACTGTGCCGAACTCATAGCCAGCTTCGCGCAGCTGCGCCAGCGCATCGTAGAACTGATCGAACGATTCAGGCTCAGTGATATGCAGCGCGCCCTCTACAACCGTCACATGCCCATCCATATCTTCAAGTCGCACGCCGTGAGACTTGGCTGCTGCCATCAATCGGGTTCCGATCTCGCCTTCCAGGCATAAGTACACACTGCCGCATGGCTCGATAGTATCGTGCCCAAGGAATGGCTTGCCCGCGAACGTGCAGACAGCATGGTCTAGCACGCCAAACGTTTTACCAATGCCTGACGCGCCGTACTGCATACACACACCACGCTGTGGGTATACGCCTTTCGTGCGCCATGCCGGTGGCTTGCGTGTGCGGTACTCACTAGGACGCACGATGTTCAGCGGCGTATTGAATACCGGATTAGATGGTCTGTTGCGTTTCTTTTCGAGGTTCTCTATGAATCGCTCATACTGCGTTTGTATCATCTCATCCGTTAAGCCATTCGCTAGATTCCGCTGTCGGTACTTCTCAGTCTCGTGCTTGCTTGACATGTGCATCAGCGTGCCCAGCGTGACGCCGCCGCTAGCAGTGAACGTGCGCCATTTACTGGCACAATCGCGCGCGTTATAGTCGGTGTAGTCTTCGCCGTATAGCTCACCGCTGCTGTACTCATGCCATAAATGCTGCGCCTCTATCCAGCCAGTGGAGCGTAGCGCCTGGCCCACCTTAATCCAATCGTGATACTGGATATCTGGCGGTATGTGCCTAAGCGCTTCGCGTATCTCGGCTAGCTCGCCTAGGTCTGCCTCGACCATAAGCCCATCGTTAGGCTTCGGCACATCGGCAAGCTGGCGTATGGTTTTTACGTGATCGAAGAACTCAAAATTACAGTAGCCGATATCTGTCCATTCAATGAACCTATACTGCCCGCCGTCGATGTGGTTCGATGGTGGCGCTATGATGTACGAGCCTACGCCCTGGAAGTCTATACCTGGGTAGCGGCTATCGTGGTAAGTTTTGAATGGCTCCTCAGTCTTATACCAGTAGTGCGTGCCGCCACCGCCAGTAGCCACCACTACAGTATGACCTGGCCGATAATCCTCATGGAATCGCGTCAATGATTGTTCACCGCCATTGCGTGGGTCAACGTCCACCACCATACCAATCGCCCCCGATAATATGCCAATGTTTGCATGTGGGTGAGCGTCCCACCAGCCGCTAATGATTTTCGATATAGTAGTTGCCGCCTTAAATCCAGTGGATGTGATTGGATGCTTGCCGGGTCGTTTGCAATCTGGATCGCCGCATGTACACTGACAATCTACCACGCCATGCACTGGGAATACTGGCAAGCCTAGCTTCTCGGCATAGTGTAACGCCGCTTCTTTCAATTCGTTCATTCAAAAATACCTCGGTTTGTTTTTAACTTTATAGTAGCCATTGGCTTCAAGTTTCTGACCGCTGACACGAATCTCAGTCCCCCATGATGCGCGCAGCTTATACTCATCTTTATCTTTATAATATCTAACTATCTTATATGCGTTTTTGCGATTAACCATATACATAGGTAGAACTCCTATTTAAAAATCAACCTTAAAATCAATGGGATAGCGGGCGCTAGCCATATCAGCAAACCTAACCCCGTCAGCACACTATCTATATGTTCAATCATGTTAAATTCCTATCTAGTTAAAGGTAGAATCATAACACTAGCGCAGTATAACACATAGTTCTATCCCTAATTGTGTGAACTATTACCAAAAATAATTGCACAAAGTAGTTGACACATGGGATTGAACGTGTATAATTCTAATCACAGTCAACGAAACAGGAAGCAAAGAAATGCACAAGACACTCAAAAGAACGAACAATGAAATCTTAAACACCATGATCGCCGCTGGCAACGCTTGGGTACAAGTGCGCAACGAACTTGGCGTAGAAACATCCGAAGATGAATTGATTGTAATGCTAGTAGATATTCTGAAAAACGCCAAAATGTGGCAGCGCGGCGACTACCTTCGCGATGCTAACGGCGAGCGATTCTTTAGTGGATGCACCGCCCTGGATGCCGCACGCCAAGTAATGAAAGTCAACGCAAAATAGGAGAGTAAAGAAATGAATGAAGCACAAACAATGCTAACGAAATACACCGATGAAGATTCAATTGTGTATGCAATGAAGAATGGAAAAACAATGCTAACGAAATACACTGACATCGATACACTTGTGCATGAATGTGAAGAGTCTGCCATGGAGACAGAACAAGACTATCAGGAATGGCAGACTATATTTCATTTTGAGGATGGTTCTGCTCTTGTCTGGGAAAGTAATGACTTCTGGGAGCTACCTACTAATCCCACTATCTAACGCAGAAAAACAAGTAGTAGACATATGTGTATACTAATCGCGGTCAAAAGTAAACAGGAATCAAAGAAATGAACTACCGAATAATCAAAAAAGATACCGTATTCAACTCTGCGCCTTGGGCCATTGTAGGCATCAAAGAAATTTGCTTGACAAGTTCCACGACTGAAAAATATGAGCTGTTCGGCGCTTACTATACTAAAAAAGAAGCACAACAAGATGCGCGAGAATTTGGTTTAAAGATAGTTAAATAGGAGATCAAAGAAATGTACAAGCCTACATCTACCATACTAAACCATGGCTACCTAGGGAAAATTATCAAGTTCTCTCTAGTGAATGCTCGCACTGCCTACACCTTTCAGAAGGATGGCAAAGACTACAGTGTGATATACGATCCTGATGATGGCAGCGTATCGCTATACACCGAGCATCTTGGCCATTCTAACTACATGAAGTACGAGACGGTCGCCGACCTTGCAATGCGCAATAAAACAATGTATATATTACTTCGCTTCCTTTCGATGGAAGAAGAGCTATAACCGAATATGCCCTGCTCGCGCTTTGTTTTACGTTACATAAGAACAGGTGTAGTTATGCGAGCAGGGTATTACTTACATAGGAGATACTTATGAAAATCACAATGGCAAGCCCATCACAACACGCAGTAGAGACAATAAAGCTGGCCGCGCAGCTGGAAGTGGAGCGCAGCAAGCTTGAACAAGTTAAGGCGCGCATAGCCGACCTTGAGAGCAGCCTGCTTGAACTGCTGCCAGCCGCTGCGCCTGAAGGAACCAACGCTACCATCCTTGGCGATATGAAGATCGAAGTCACTAACAAGATTAATCGTACGCTTGATGCAGACGGCTTGGATGAGACGCTGGCAGAACTACCACCATCGTATCAGGATGTAGTCAGGTACAAGCCTGCGCTTAATCTGAAGCGTATGCGCGAACTACAGGCGCATGAGGGCGATGCCTATGGTATACTGTCCAAACACATAACCGCCAAACCTGGCAAATCAACCATTAAAATCACTATAGGAGAATAGAATGGCGATCAAATTAGTATCAACAAAAGACGCGGCGACGTATCAAGGCGTTAAAATCCTGGTGCATGGCCCAGCGGGAGCAGGTAAGACGCGCCTATGCGCCACGCTGCCTGAGCCTATAATACTGTCAGCTGAAGCTGGCCTGCTTTCGCTGGCTGGATCAGATATACCGGTGATTGAAGTCAAGCAGATCGAAGATCTCTATGAGGCATTCGAGTTTATCAGCAGCAGCAAGGAAGCAGAACACTTCCAGTCTGTTGCGCTCGATTCAATCAGCGAGATAGCCGAGGTATGTCTGGCTAAAGAAAAGGCAGCAACAAAGGATGGGCGCAAGGCATACGGCGCGCTGAATGACAGTATGGGCGCTTTGGTGCGCGCTTTCCGTGACTTACCAGGCAAGCATGTGTATATGTCATGTAAGCAAGTACGCGTCAAAGACGAGATTGAAGGCACTATGCTTTATGGGCCATCCATGCCAGGTGCAAGATTAGCAAACGAGTTACCTTACTTGTTTGATGAATGTTTTGCCCTTCGTGTAGAGAAAGATAACGAGGGTGGAATACAACGTTGGCTGCAAACGCAGCGCGACGTGCAATATGAAGCCAAGGATCGCAGCGGTAAGCTTGACGTATTTGAGCCTGCAAACCTCGGCAGTGTAATTACTAAGATCTTAGGAGAATAGAAGAATGCCAAAACTAAACAGAGTAGTAACTTCGAAGTATGTCGAGATAAAAGACGAGTATGCCACCGTGCCGCCAGGCTGGTACATCGTTCAGATGATTGATTCCGAAGAACGCACTGGCCGCGAATCAGGCGTAGATTACATCAATGCGCAGTACGAGATTACTGGCGTGGGGGAAGGCGGCGATCCCGACTTCGTAGGGCGCCGTGTCTTTGATATGTTTTTCATTTATTCCAAGAAAGACTCGGAGCGAGAATGGCAGAAGTTAATGAACCTCGGCGCATTAGTTGGCGTGCCGTCATTCGATTACACTGAAGCGTTACACAATCGCCCTTTTATGGTTCGCGTTGAAACTGAGAAGGGAAAGAACGGCTATGAAGATCGAGCGCGTGTGCGCGAGTATGCGCAAGCTCAGACTGCCGCAGCGGCGCCACCGCAAGCACCGGCACAACAGCCTGTGCCAGCGGCACTAGCAGCGCCACAAGCACCTGCGGAACCTTGGAAGCAGTAAGATGGTAGCCATCAAAAAGCCTGAACTTGATGCAACACTGGAGGCGGCATTTGCCGCCTTCGCTTCCAAGCGTAACGCCGAAGAAGACAAGCCACGCCAGTATCTTGGATGTTCTGTCTTAGGCCACGATTGTAGCCGCAAGTTATGGTTAACGTTTCGTGCTACCAAGGGCGAACCCATTGAAGCGAAAGGCTGGGCAGCGATTGACGATGGCCACCGTGGGGAAGATATCATCGTGGAACGCATCAATGCTGTTGAAGGCGTTACGCTGCACCCCGCTAATGCCGATGGTAGTCAGTTCGCAGTAACGGCCTGTGGTGGCCATGTACGTGGCCACATGGATGGTGCAGTGATTGGCCTACTTCAGGCGCCTAAAACCTGGCATGTTTTTGAAGCTAAAGTATGCAATGAAACTAAGTTCAAAAAGCTTAAGCAGCTACGCGACAAGAATGAAAAGGAAGCGCTTGAATCTTGGGATAATATTTATTACGTGCAAGCGCAGCTGTACATGGGATTGACGGGCATGACGCG